GCTTTGGTTCCTGGGGTAAAAACCCCATAAACCACCCCGCCAATAGGGAAAATAACAACGAAACCAAAATTAAAGAAATGTAATGACCACCATCAACGGACGGATATAATACACACCAAAATGCTAGTAACAGTGGCCCTAAAAAACACCCCATAGTTTTACTGAGCATGATTTTACCATAAGCTTTACCACGCTCATTTGGCAGGGAATTTTCTGCGATAAATTTATCCCTTGCCGCAGCAATCGAGCCATTACTGATTCTTTCCAACACCCGGGATAAACTTAAGGCTAAAAAAGAAGAAGTCATGCCTAACAGGAGAAAGGGCTTGGATAAACAGGAAAGCAGGATACCTAAGACAATCCAGCTTTTTTTCTTTCTCAAGCGATCAATACGCCTTCCGACAAACAGTTTCATACAATCTGCAGAAAGCTCATAACCACCTTCTAACAGGCCAATTGTTAACCGACTAAATCCCAAGCTTGAAGTCATAAACAAAGGTGCCAGTGACATCGCCATGCTACTGGAAACCGCTAGTAAAAAGTTAATTAGATATAAAACAAACATACTTTACACAACTTTCTGTACTTTCTGTTTCTACCCTAGGTGTTGGACCAGAGGTGCAGGATAAAGGAACAAATCGAGGTTCCCACTTTGGTAATCTGCTGCTGTTGCGCCTCATTAAGATTGATAAAGCCGACTGACACCAAAATACCCATTGCCCATAACCAGACATCAGGATCGCTGAAGAGTCGCAGTAAAAATAAAAAGATGCGAAGGGCAACCGAACCTATCCACAAAAACCTTTTCCAGCTTTGAAAATTCCATTTCATACCTCATACCAATCTTACCTTTTTAATTGATCTGCAAAAAATGCAGCAAGCTGTTGCCACACTGAAAGCTTAGGCTTTACTGTTGATGGTGCAGCGAGTTGATCTTCCCTTAAAAACAACTCTCTTTCAGCGTGCCTGCGTCGCACCAAACCAGGGAGCTGTCGCCCACCACCGTGGATCCACTTTAAAAACTGCTCTGCGGCAGGGTTATATTCACCACGATTGAGTTTTTGTCGTAAGGTTGAGGCTTGAAAAGCACCAGAACCAACATTAAATACAAACGATACTAAGGCAGCCCGTTGATGGGAGTTTAAAGGCACACTTACCAGGCGAACCAACGCTTGATTGGCAATGTTCATGTCATTCAACAAAAGGGTCTCAGCCTCCGACGCATCAATGCCATTTTTAAATAACGCGTCCTCAGTCGTGTTTTTAATCACGTGACCGTAACCAATCGTGTTACATCCCCCCAGGCACTTGTAGGGCTTAAGGCTTAATCCCTCAAATTCTTTGATTAATGCCTTTGCTTGGAGCTGCCACATGGTTAATCTGCCTTTCTTCTAAACATGCGACTACCAAACCAAAAGCTGATAATCGCTGCAAAAATTGTTTCATCCTGTTCATTCCACAACCTGACGATGGAAAACAGCACATCATCAGCCGGGACGCCGACATGATTGATCATTAATTGATCTCGCATAACCACAAACGCTGAAAATTTCACCCAAGCGTATAGTGCAAAAAATGAGTAGGTTAGAAATGGCCTTACGGAACTAGCAAAGCCATCGACCCAAGCAATTCCAGATTTCTCAGCAAATTTGTAAATATGCTCAGCTTCTTTGCCTTCAGAGGCAGTTTGAATCTCTTCCATGCGGGTGGTGTGACCAAGCTTAGTCAGCTCCATCTGCCGGTCTAGAATCTGTAGTTCATGGGCTTTGTCTTTTTTGTCTCTCAGCAACCCAAAGATGTCAGGGGCGAGAGAGCTGATGAAGCCAACTAAGCTTCCAAGTAATGCAAACATAATCTACACCCTTTCCTGATCATCATAAATAACCACCACCTTGGGAGCGCATTCTACCAATGGGTCTTGGCATTTTTTGTGGCCGAGCAACATTGAGTCCCGACATTACGACATAGCGCATACAATCCATGAGATGGTCATTGCCTTTGCGAACAATGCCATTTTCGTCGCGTCCATAGATGCGTAATTCCTTGAGAGTTTGTGATAGGGAGCTAAACAGCTTGAGTTGTCCGTTTTGCATACGGGTTAAGGTTTGGGCAATTCCAGACTCTTTGGCATTGTCAGCTTTGGTTAAATGCACCAGTCCAACGTCATAATAAACTTGCGCGAGTTTATCCCCATCCTTAACACTTGATTGCAATCCGGAAGGGTCAAACACTCCAGGAATCCAATCAGCCCCCATTTTTAAAAGATTCGTAGCGTGTTGTTGCGGGGTAAGTTCTGGCAAGGCATATTCGCCATAGAAATAGATCACATCATTATCCCGATCATGTGCCCCAAATAATGCAGCAGTCGGTGCTGTCCAGCCAAAATCTAGCCCATAGACCCGTGGCCAGTATTCTGGGATATTAAACGGATCACAAATCAGGGCTGATTCGGCTACCGGATAGACCATGCCAGAGCCAAGTGATGGGATACCTTTTTCACGAGCTTCCAACTCATGGGGTGCCATACCGGATCGCAGTTGTTTTTTTTCTGATTCGCTCAAATACGGGTTATCATTCCAGCCCGCTTGCACAAAACCACGCCCATTCAGTGCTTCGCCTTCTCTGGCATCGTCTTCATTGGTAAAGCGTAAGATCGTATTGGTCATCCCCAATAATGGGGTTGCCGTAATCATCATCATCCCTGGATCCGAAACCCCATCAACACTCATGAGGCGCATCAGTAATTCCATATACAAACTATGGGGCGGCTCTTCATCACAATGAATTAAATCGACTCGAGCACCTTGTAAAGCTTCTCGACCTTGTTGGTAGCTTTTAAAGCACAGAATCGATTGACCACCACTGCTATGCTTAACCCGGACTGTATCGACGGCATCTGCCAAGCCCCGGCGCATCGTTGTTGATAAAATAATCGCTGGGGCTAAAGCTCCAGGGCTTGAAGCTTTAGGATCACCAATGTAATACTGCTGCAAGGTTGAGCGCACTGTTTCATTGGATACGCCAATTGCCCAGGCCATAATGGGTTTGTCAAAACGATAGCCTGACCAATCCTCAGGGTACACACCACTGAGGTGCATGCAGACTTCAATTGCTCCACCATAGGTTTTACCCGTACGATTACCCGCCAGAAACAGCCGTTCCCGAGCCGTTTTACCTAAATCATGAAACTGTTTTTGTTTTAAATGCGGTTCATAATAGGCAAAGGTCCGGTGGGCATACCACGCCTCTTTCATAATTTCAGCTGAGGTCAGGTTATTTTCCAAAGACCAGCTCATGAATTTTCTTCAATTTATCTTTACTCAACGAGCTTTTAGTCAGTAAATCCTCCGATTCCACACTCCCAAACAGTTTGAGTTGCTCCTTAGCCAGCAATAACAAAATCCCCTGATCATTTTTTTCCATAGCAAGGTACTGGAGCCTTTCCCAAATCCTGCCCAATCCTGATTGTCGACCCGCCTCTATAGCTTGACGGTATTCAGGTTCCTGCATGCGTTGTTTAGCAAGATCATAGGTGATGTTCCAGCGTTGAGCATAGTCCGCAGCAATTTGGTCAGAACTCATTCCAGACACAGCTTTGCGTCTTACAAAATCGAGATAATCTGAAGAGGGGGTTGAACTAGGGGGTGTCAATTCCATATGTGCATAACCTTGTGGACAACCATGTTGATAACCTGTGAATAAGTATCAGAATAATCAATACCAAAAGGCAATACAAGGAATTATTAAAAAATTATTTAAATATTTTAGCGCTTATTGGTGCAGAGAAATAAGAAAACGATAATATGCCTTTAAACAAACACTATAGTTAATAACAAAATCAACTTGTGACAAACTGTCACAAGTTGATTTTGATTCCTGGTTTTGTAAATTGATTAGTATTGGCCACATTCAAGTTTGAAGTGCAACGTTTGCTAAATTTTTATAAAAAACTTCTTGAGGTGTCATCCAGCCAAGAGATTTTCTGGGGGTCGTATTATAATTTAAAATATTCTCATCAAAATCTTC